GCATCCAGACATTAGTAGAAAGAGGGGCAGAGATTGAGTATGTAGCTCAAAAGCTGGGCGCTTGGTATACGTTCGCGGCAGATATTAGAGAAGCCGAGAAAGAAGCAGAGAGTCCGGGGGTATTCAAAAAGCTATTCGACGGGCAGACAGTAGAACAGCAGGCGCTTAACAGTGTAATAGCCAAGAAAAAACTGGAGGAGCAGGAAAAGCAGATCAGGGAGTTGATTGTCTGGGCTTATGGTACAGAGACATATCAAGAGATGATCGCGCTCCGCAGGGAGATAAAGGCAAGGCGGGAGAAGGTCATTTACAAGCAGCGAAGACGGCAGCGGATGGTATTTGATGGAATCCTTATACTTTTGGGCGCTTTGGTTGCTGCTGGCATTGTTGGTGGCATGGTTCATATAGTGGGTAATGCGTGAGCTATTACGTCGAGCCAGAGTATTGGGCTGAAGGGTATGCGGTTGGAGATGCCAAGCTAGTTGCGATGGCGTCTTCATCTGCCTCTGGCGCTGCTGTTGCAATGGGAAATGATGCGTATGCAGGCGCGCTTGTATCCGAGCTAGCAGCCACCAAGGCGAGCGTCACCAGAAAGCTGGCAAGCGTTGGCTTTTTGTCCAACGCTGTTTATGCGGCGGATGGGTATTGGGTTGATGGATATGTAGATACAGATTCAACCTCAACAAGCGCATCTCCGACGGTATTTTTATCTTCCAGAGCCGGGAAGATTGTTGCTGATTCTGCTGCAGAGGTGGCAGCGGGTAGACGCTTATTTAATGCGCTGAAGTCAGACTCAAGCAGCGCAGGTTTAGCTGCGGTCAGGCTAAAGTGGGAGTTAGAGGCAGAGCCAACAGACGCATGGGCGGATGTTACCGAGACAACAAGTATTTGGGTTAGCGCAACGGAGGTTAGCTCTTCATGGACGGAGGTTCTGATGCCGCATGAGAGAAATGATGAGGGTCTTGATTAGTGTTTAGAGCGTTAATAGCAGGTCAGGGTTTGGCTGCAGATGGCTCTCAGGCTTATACGTCTAGCGGATCTTACTCTTTTACAGTGCCGGATAACGTCAACATGGTATCTGCCGTCATGATTGGCGGTGGCGGCGGTAGCTCTGCGAACTATTACGGATCTACAGTTGAGGGCGGAGCAGGTGGCACATTGGTTTACGCCACATTCTTTGTGACCGCAGGCGAAACTTTAACGGTAGTGGTGGGCGCTGGTGGTACGGCTGGTGCTTATTCTCTCAGCGGATATCCCGGCGGTCACGGTGGCTCAACCACCATATCGCGTGGTGGCACGTTGTTGTTTCGCGCTCCCGGCGGAAAGGGTGGGGCTAACTCAAATGCCCTTGACTCAGTTGTAATTGATGGTGATGCGCTGTCTTCTAACTCCAACGCTGGTGGCGCAGGCGGGCTAGGCACTGACAACAGAGAGGGGAATGGTGGTGGTGGCGCTGGCGGCTATTCTGGCGTTGGCGGTGTGGGTGGCGACTATCAGCAAGATTACGGCACTGATGGCGCTGGTGGCGCTGGCGGAGGAGGGTCATCAGGCACTCTTGGCGGGTCTTATTATACCCCGGGAACCGGCGGAGATGGTGGAGGCACTGCGATTTTTGGCGAGGGTGCAAATGGCGCTGGAGGCGCTGACAGCGGCCCTCCTGCTGTGGATGGTGGTGTTGGGTCATCAAACGGAAGTGTCAGCGGTGGAACCACGGGATATGGAGGTGGTGCGCCGTCAAAGGCAGGTGCGAGATATCTTAATCCTGACGCGGGCTACGTCGGGGAAGCTGGCGACCGTGGAGCAGTAAGGATTATATGGCCCGGGCAGAGTAGGCAATACCCATCCACAAACACGGTGTAAAATAGGGCATCACAAGAGAGATTACACATGGCTACGACAACAAATTTTAGCTTTGACCTGCCATCTATTGGTGGCGATGCAAACGCATGGGGTACGAAGCTAAACAGTAACTGGACATCGCTAGATACCATCCTTAATGGTGGCGGCGCGGATATCAATATCGACGGCATTACCGCTGACGCATTGACGCTAACTGCTGTTGTTTCTCTTGATATTAGCGGCTCAATTACGGAAGAGGTTTATAGTGCTGGCGCATCAGGCACGGTTGACGTGTCTGCATCAAATGGCACTATCCAAACAATTGCCATGACCGGCAATGTGACGATTACCGACAGCTTATCTGCGGGGCAGTTTGTTACCTTGCAGATATCATCCGTAGGATCTGACACGGTAACGTGGCCTACCATGAAGTGGGTTTATGGCAGCGCGCCAACTCTTCACGCAACGAATGACAACTGGGTGCAGTTGTGGAAAGTTGGTTCTCAGCTTTACGGGTCATTTGTTGGATTCACCGCCTAATGCCGCTTGTCAAGGTTGACATACCAGCCGGGATCTACAATCACGGTAACGAGCTAGACTCCAAGGGAAGATGGCTGGACTCTAGCCTTGTACGCTGGACTAATAACTCCGCACAGCCTGTTGGCGGCTGGGTGTATTTTGCTGACGTTGAGCAACTAATCACCAATGGCGACTTTACCGATGCAACCGGCTGGTCTGTAACGCTTGCCAGCGGAACGGGGACGATCAGCCAAAATACCACTGATGGAGAGATAACCTTTGATATCAATGGTACTGGCGAGGTGTTTCGAGATGCCTCTGCATCCTTAGAAGCCGGTACAACATATTTTGTTGAGATTACTATTGAGTCATTGGTTTCTGGAACCATTCTGCCGAAGCTGGACGGTGTTTCTGGAACCGCGATTACAACAGCGGATGTAGACGGTATAACCAAGATTACGCAGGAAATCACGACCGGCAATCCCTTGACTAGCGCATCAAATAGTGGGTTTTCTGTTTACACAGATGCTGAGGGGGTCATATCAAAGTTTCGGGTTTACAAAAAGGATAGAAAGTATCGGGCCAGCCATACATGGGTAAACAACTCCAATAACCCATATTTTGCATCCGCGTCATACAACCGGATTGCGATCATTGACGGCAATGGATCCTCTTATGACATAACCCCAAGCCCCGTTCCGTCAGGGACTGCGGAGGCGTCACAGAACACGGGTTATGGCGGCAGCACCTATGGAAGTGGAAACTACGGTGTAGAGCGAGAGGAAGACTTTACCATTGCAGAGGCAACGGTGTGGACGCTGGCAAACTGGGGTGAGGACTTATTAGCGGTATCTAACTCTGACGGGCATATTTATGAGCTAGATATGTCTGCATGGTCTTTGGCTCCAACAACAACTCCGATGACAAAGGTTTCTGCCAACGCACTTGTCGTTGACATCGCTGACGGCACAACGGCAAACCCGACAGAAGTTCCGACTAGCAATTATGGGCTTGTTGTAACGGCAGAGCGGTTTGTTTTTGCCTTGAGGGCTGGAGGCAATCCCCGAAAGGTTCAGTGGTGCGACAGAGAAAATCTGTATGAATGGCAGCCCAGCGTGATTAATGAGGCTGGCGATATTGAGCTTCAAACATCTGGATCATTGGTGGCTGGAGTATCTGTTAGGGGCAGGACGCTGCTGCTTACAACCACGGACTGTTGGACGGCGACATATCAGGGGCCGCCCACAGTATTTGGCTTCCAAAAGATTGGTGACTCATGCGGTCTTGTTGGCAAGAATATGCTGGCATCTGTTGGCCCGAGCGCGTTTTGGATGGGCAAAAATAACTTCTTTTTCTATGACGGAACGCAGGCCAGAGTGCTTCCCTGTGAGGTGCATGATAAGGTTTTCACCGAGATAAACAGGTCTAAGGTTAGCCACGGCTGGTGCGTTGCAAACCAAAAGTTTAATGAGGTCTGGTGGTTTTATCCGGCAAATGGTGCGGATGAGTGCAATAAGTATGTCGCCTATGATTACAGGGAGAATCATTGGCTGATAGGTGATTTAACGAGGTCAACTGGCGTTGACAGCGGGCCATTCCAAGAGCCTTGGTGGGTGGCAAACAGCGCGGCTTATCGCCATGAAACCGGCTTTGGTCATGAAAGCGCGTCAGTATTTTTGGAGTCAGGGCCAATTGATTTTGCAGATGGAGACACTGTTGCTCGCGTTACAGAGGTGATCCCAGAGGAAGATACTCAGGGCGAAGTGTCATTGAAGTTTAAGACCAAGTTCTATCCAAATGATACAGAAACCACTCACGGGCCATATAACCCCGCCAATCCAATGAGCGTTAGGTTTACCGGGCGGCAAGTGAAGCTGCGGATTGATGGCGGCGAAGGCAATAACTGGCGGTTTGGTGATTTACGGATGCGGGCTTCTGGGGGCGGTAGGCGTTGAGTAGAGAGCGACCGCCACCCTACGCACCGGACAACCCGGATCAGTGGGCAGAAGATTTATCTGACTACTTGTCAAGAGTCAGGTCAACTGTTGCTTTCAAAGATGCAGATGATAAGGCAACAAATGACGGTATCATTTTATGGGACACTGACGGCTACCCAGTTGTATCTAAAGGCAGTGAGTTTCGCCAGATTGTCCTAGCTGACGGATATGGTTTTTTTTACATTAGCTCAAACGTGACGTTTACAGCGAATACGGCAACAGCATTAAGTTACACGGCAGACAGCAATAACACTGGGCTGAGTGTATCGGGGAGTGAGATTACCTTTGAGGAGGCTGGAAAATACATGGTGTCTTTTTCGGCGCAAATCTCCTCATCATCGTCTAGTACGGTTAATTTCGCGTTTTGGCCCCAGATCAATGGATCAAACGTGTCAAACAGCACGATGAGGAATGCCCTACATCAAAACAACGCTGCGCTGGTGGTGTCTAGGACTGCATTATTTACTGTAAGCGCGGGGGATAAGCTAAAGGCTATGGCGGCTGTAGATGACGCCAGCGGCAAGCTAGAGGCAATTGCTAGTTCAATAGCGAGCGAACCAGCAGCGCCTTCCTCAACGCTGAGTATCGTAAGAATTAGCCAATAGCTAATGGTATAATGGAAGAGCTTGACGCAGAACTTGAAAGATGCAGGCCGTGGATAGAGGCGGCTTTAGATAGGGGTGGCAATACCCATGAGTTTGAAGACATCGTTTACGCGGTCAAGACGGGAGCGATGCAGTTTTGGCCTGCTGAGGATGCCTGCGCCATTACAGAGATAATTGTGTATCCAAGAAAAAGGGCTTTTCACGTTTTTCTTGCTGGCGGAAACATGGATACGATAGTCGATATGGATGAGTCGGCTGTGTATTACGCCAAGATAAATGGCTGCACAATAATGAGCATTGCCGGTCGTAAGGGGTGGCAAAGGGTTTTAAACGAAAAAGGCTACAAGCCTTATTTAACGAGTTTAGCGAAGGAAATTTGATATGGGCGGCGGCGGAAAAGGCGGAAGTCAATCCACTAAGGTAGAGATTCCAGCATGGGCTGAACAAGCCATGCAAGAAAATCTCCGCAAGGCGTCTGCGATGGGCGAGATAGGCTATATGCCATACTATGGCCCAGATGTAGCCGCATTCACGCCAATGCAAGAGGCTGGGATGCAGGGCGCTTATGATGCTGCCGCAGCTTACGGGCTTGCGGCTCCGGGCGGAAGTGCATTAGCTGGAATCCCCGAAGCGCAGGAGTTTGCTGGTGGCGTTAGGGGATACTCTTCTGGCGACTTGTTTGAGCAGGCAAGGGCCGAGTTTGAGGCTAGAAATCCAAAGCAGGCTGCCGCGTATAATAGGTTTTTTACGCCTTACGGCACTGAAGAAACTAATCCTAACTTTGGATCCCCGGGGCAAGACGGTAGGCCGCCGGGATATCCTGATTATCTGCCGTGGCCTCCAAACTTTGACATGGGGAGGTTTATATAATGGGCGGTTCAGTAAGCGGGATGGGAGGCGCTAACCCAAATGCCCTTCGCGGTGGCACTGGAGGTAAAGGCGGTGCAACGACCGGGGCTTTTAATCCAGCGGTTATGGATCAAGCGCAGATGCTTCAA